CCAGCAACTAAACTTATAGGAAAGTTTGTAAGAGATAAAGATAAAGCAGCACAGTTAAGCCACGATATAGCTACAATGGCAGAGAAACACGCACAAGAGTTAGCTCTTGCACAAATAAAACTTAATACAGAAGAAGCAAAAGGTAACTGGTTTCAATCATCTTGGAGACCTCTTATTGGATGGATAGCTGGGTTTTCTTTAGGTATAAATTATCTTATATCTCCAATATGTGCAGGGTTTGGTATAACTATACCACAAGCTGATATGAGTGTTATGATGCCTTTGTTATTAGGTATGTTAGGTATCGGTGGTTTGCGTAGCCTAGACAAGATAAAAAAAGTAGATACTAAATCTAATGGAGTTAGAAAATAGAACAAACAATAGAAAATTTTGAGGGTACTAAGAATATCCATATAGATTCTGGTGGTAAAACAGATTTAGAAGTAGGTATTCAGTTTATATATGATATGAGAGAACACCCTGTAGACATAGCTATAGCAACTATATATGCCATAGTCGTATATGCTGTAGTAATGTATATAACTAAAAAATTTAAAACAGGAAACAAATAATGGTTAGAGAAAAATTATTAGATATGTTGATGTTACACGAAGGTTTAGAACTAAAACCATATCAATGCACAGCAGATAAAACAACAATTGGAGTTGGTAGAAACTTACAAGATGTAGGTATAACAGAGGATGAAGCTAAATATTTATTACAAAACGATATAGATAGAATACTAAAAGAAGTAGAACATTGGAGTTTTTTAGAAAAGTTAAATGAACCTAGACAAGCTGTTATATTAGATATGGTGTTTAATATGGGTGTTACAAGGTTTAATGCAAACACATGGGTTAAGACTTTTGCAGCAATACAAAATGAAGAATGGGAAAAAGCAGCAAATGAAATGTTAGATTCTAAATGGGCAAAGCAGGTAGGTCAAAGGGCTATACGATTATCACAAATGATGCGTAAAGGCGAGTGGTATGAATCTTGACCCTATGATGATGTGGAATGTTATTATAACTGTGGTTCTAGGACCATTTGCATGGGCATTTTCTAAACTGTTTTCAGAAGTAAATAGATTACAAATACTTTTAAACAGAACTAGAGAAGATTATGCTACAAAATCCGAGCTTCACAATGAAACTAAAGAAATCAAGGAGTTAGTGTTGAGAATAGAAAACAAACTTGATAGGTTCATTGAGAAGAACAATGGTTGAGCCAGTCACAATTCTGACGGGAATTGCATTAGTTAAAAAAAGTGTAGATTTCATAAAAGGAAATATAGGGACAGTACAAGATATCGGTGACATTATAGGTCATGTAGATAAAGCACTTAATGGTCAACAACAAGTAATAAAAGATAGGGATTCAAAAAACCTAGACCACTTTGCAACTGAAAATGTGGCTAAAGAAATTATAGATGCCAAGTTAGCACAAGAACAACTCTATGAAATGAAACAACTAATTGACCATAGGTTTGGTCATGGCACTTGGTCATATATATTAGAAGAAAGAAAAAGAAGAATAGACAAACATAAACAAGCAGTAAAAGAAGCAAAAGCCAAGAAGTTAAAAAAACAAAAAGAAATGTACGATATGGTAAGAATGGTTATGATAGGGTTAGCAGTAATATTATTTGTTGCAGTAGCTATAGGTATTACTATAAAGTTTGTATTAGCACACCCAGTAGAAGAAGATGATAAATCTTGTAGGCTATATGAACCTAAGTATTTTCTTATATGTATGTCTGAAGGTAGAGCTTACGCAGATACACAATTATATTTAGATTATCAAATAGAAAAAGAAAATTGGATAATAGAGCAAGATTAGACATAATTTAGAGTCGTTTAAATGCGTCAGCTTGAATTACAAGGTATATTAGTACCTCTCAAAATATTTAAACCAGAATTTTTTTCTGTTAATTTTATATTTATCTGCTAATTTATCAGCTTGTATATAAATATTGTCTGCTTCAGTATCATCATCTATATAATATTTAAGATACCTATTATATCTGTTTATTAGTTTTTGTATTTCATTATTCATAACCATCATTAAGAATTTTCCTCGCTTTTTGTATAGTAGAAAACTTATCTATGTTTTTATTAGTATAAACTTTTGGTTTTCTATTACCCCATCTACCTTTAGCACCAGCTTTACCAGCTTGACTTTTTTTCTGTAATATTTCTAATATCTTTTTTTTAACTTCTTTTATTCTTTTTTGACTAACTTTATCATTTTCATCTAACAACATAGGATAAACATTATCCATTAATTTTTTAAATTTTTTCTTATCTCCTATGCCTAATATGTTTGGTAAATGCTTTTTAAATAAAGCACAATCGTCCTGTAGGTACATTGTAGCTATTAAGGTTATGTAAGCACCTTTTTCCTCGAGTGTTAACACAGAGGTGTCTGCTAACCAATCTGCAGGATAAAAAGGAAAGTAAAATAATTTTTCTTTCATACTTCCTCCATAATTTTTGACCAAGGCACATTATATGTATCTCTTATTTTTTTTATCATATTCACACTAAGATTTCTTTTGCCTTGAAATATCATACTAATATATGCTTCTGATATATTTAAATCTTTAGCAATCTGTGATTTAGATAATTTTTTCTTCTTCATTATTTGTTCTAGTATCATTTTTTTCCTTTCTTAATTAATTTTTGGTAGCAATCATCACAATAATATTTAAACTTCTCATAATGAACTGCTACATTATCACAAAAAGAGCAAAGCTTATGGTGTATAAGTTTTTTCCAATGGTTACTTGTAGCATCTTTTTGTATTGGTTTTTTTTTAGCCACTTTTCTTTTCTCTTATCTCTTTTGCTCTAACATAATCATCTTGTTCTTCTGGAGTGCGTAAAGTAAAACCATCTCTTAATAAATTAAATAATTTTGATTCTACTTCATACTTGCTTGGTCTAGTTTTAAACTCCATTTTATAATTTATTACATACTTACTCATAGTTTTTATTTAATCCCTCAAAGCAACCAGTATCTAAATTCATATATACACTTAAAATTCTAGGATAACCTAATTCTTCATATCTAGTTTTACATACAGTAAATAATGCTTCTGTATTTCTAGAACCATCTTCATTTTCAAATTTATCTCTCCATAAACTAAAAATATGGTCAGGTTTATTATTCCAATGGGCACTACCAGCAATAGAGTATGCACTTGGTGGAGCATTGCCCATTTTAGCATCTGGCTTACTAGGGTGTGCTAATATCATAATATGAATATCTAAAGTTTTTGCTAATGATGTAAGGTAATCTAAACTTTTGCCTATCCATTGTGTTTCACTACCTCTAGTAAAATCTGGCATTTCTAATTTATTCCATGGGTCTAATATAAAAGCAGATATACCAAACCTTGCTTTCATATCGGATATTTTATCACACACCCAGTTAAAATCAGGACTATTATTAGGGTGATTAAGAAATATAAACTGTTTTCTAATAAAATCATCAGCTTCTTGTTTTTCTTCATCTGTCATTCTCCACTCTAATTTTTGATGGTAGAAGGTTCTAATATTTCTTCTAACATAAGGTTTAATTCTTGTTTCACCAGAAAACATACCTATAGTGCATTGATATTCTCTTGCAATATTTGTCCATAATTGTATTGCAAATGAAGTTTTTCCATGACCAGGAAAACCAGTAAATACAGATACCATACCAGCACCTAACATAAACTTATCATCCCATGCTTTCATTTTAGGATTAAATAATTTTACTTTAGGAGGGTCTGGAATATCATCTAAACCATAAACACCTTCTATAGGAAAATCTATAAGACCTTCATTTATTTGCCATCTTAAATCATCTTTACCCCATTGTATTAAAGCCTCGTTAGCATCCTTTACATCATCTGGAAAAGTAAAATATTTACATTTACCATAACCAAAAATACTTGCTAAATCTTGTCGCAATGCTAAACCACTCTCATCATTATCTGTAAGTAGTACAAAACAATTTACTTTCTGCAATCCTTGGTCAAGAGCATCTAATACATATTTATATTTTCTCATTTGCTGAGGTTCTTCATTTGAACTAGAAACTGCACCATTAGGAACTGATAATATAGTATCTAAACTAAAACCACTTTCATACAATGCCAAAGCATCAAATTCTCCTTCTACTATGTAAATAGTATTATTAGCTAAATTATTAGATTTTAAAACATTGTCTAAATTATAAAACCTTTGTTCGCCTCCTTGTTTTTGCTTAAATAACTTTTCATGAACTGCTCTAGCCTTATAATTAACTCTTTCTCCTTCTAAATTATAATAACCAAATACTATGCTCTCGTGTGTTTTTTCACCAAACTTGGCTGGTCCACTTTCTACTCTTAAGTCCTCGAGAGTCTTCTGACTTATTTTTCTTTTCTTTGCGAATTGTATTATATTGTCTGTTAGTTTCTTTTTGGTCATAAAAAACACCTCCTTTAATGTTGCAATGGTGACAGTAATATAAAACTACATCTGCCTTATTAGTTATAGTTAAACATTTATCTTTACTTTTTTTTCTAGTGTGAGAACATTCTGGACATATATATTGCCCAGAAGGTTTACTTAATAACCAATCTCTACTAATCATTATATCTTCCTTTAAGATGATACTCAGCAAAATGGTTTTTTTTCACTCCATTATTCTTCATTTTTGTTTCTATCTCATAACCTTCTTTTCTTAAAGTATGTATAATAGCACCTAACCTAAAACTCCCATATAAATTAAGAGCCTCTAATGGATTTATTTTTGCGTTTTCTTCCAAATGTTTTAGAACTAAATCTTTTTGCGTTAATTTTGTCATTTTTTTTCTCCTGTTTATGAGGACTAGCCTCCCATACTTTTTGCACAGTCGCTATTCCAAATCTAGCATTAAATAATATTTTTTCAAAAAATTTATATTCATCTCCCATCATGTGTAGTTCTCTATGATGTTTCTCACATAAAGGGATAACATCTTTATCACTTGCCTTTAAACCCATACCTCTACTAGAGTAAAAAGGTTTCAATAAATGATGTACTTGAATTATATTAAACTCACTGCATGGACTAGGATTGGTAGGTGGTGTTCCTACCATATCCATGTTCTCATAGTGTGTCTTAATACAACAATCTAAATTAGATACCCATAATAAGTGTTTTTTATTAGTGTATCTTTTAGGCATTAAAGAACACCATCATCTAAAGTTTTATGTGTAGCAACAACACCATTAAAATAATTATCTAAAATAAATTTTAATTTTTGATTAGGTGTCCAATCAGCTTGTCTGTTACAACAACTCTGCAATACTATTAAAAAATCTTTTGGCGACATAGTTGGTTTAGAAACCACCTCACTAACATCACCACCTAGATATTCTTTAGGAACATTAGAATCTGGGAAAGTTTCTTTTATTTTTTGCATATCTGCATTAATGTCTTTTATAGGTTCAAATTTATTAATCCATTTATTACCATGCTGGTCAGGACTAAACACTATATCCACTACATTTCCAACAGATAACTTTCCTCCTATATTTGGTCTACAATAATAGCTAATACCATTATCTGTAGTAATTTTATAAGATTGTCTGCCTTTTCTATCAGCAGTTTGTTCTATAGGTTCTTCTACTTTATTTACTGTAATCTGCATTTTCATCTCCTTTATTGGTGGGATTGCATTTTATGAAGAAAGGAGTCAACTAACTTCTACAATCCCATGGTTATTATTGACTCCACACATTTTCAATCTTTTTATGTCTATCCCTAATATCATGTAAAGATTGAAATACTTGCAAATATAGTTTCCATAATTGCAAATCTTTTTTATAGCTTTCAACATCATAAAGATACTCTCTAACTTCATTAGTTTCTTTATCTATTGCTACTACTAATCTATTAAAAGGTTCTCTGTTTAATTCATTGCATAAAGCAAACATATAACCAGCAGTTTGGTATGGAAAAGAATCTTTATTACTTCTTTTAGTAACAGTTTTCCAATCTACTAAACACTCACCATATTTTTTATGTTTTAACCAGCAGTCAAATTGTCCAGCATAAGGAACTATACTCTCATCATAAACTAAGTGTTCTGTCGCATAAACTTTGTCTACTGTTTCTAATAAATATAAATACATTTTTCTCTGCATGGCTCTAATATTGTCTGCTCTTATTTTTTCATCTTCAGTTTTAGGAACTATTTGGTAATAACCATGTTCTGCTAAATTACCTCTTAAATATTCTTCTATCCATTTATGAATAATAGTTCCTATAGTTGCTTGGTCTTGCCATTGAGCAAAAGCCTCCTTTTTAATTGTAGTTAACAATTCTTTATCCATGCCTAATTTTTTTTCTAAATGCCCTTGATAAAGGTTAGCACCAGAGTAAGCACCTACCATGAAAGAATCTCCTAACTTTGCAATAGTAGACACTCCAAAAACTGAACCAGCAGGTCTTTTAATATCGCCAAACTCAAAAATATACTGATGCTTATTATTTCTAGATATTTTGCCACTATTTTTATATTTTCTTTCTAACATTATTTACCTTTCTTTTTAAATGAAGATAAAGTAAGTATAGGAAGCAATTTAGTTTTTTTCTTATCTACTTTAACTGGTATTGCTCTTGTAATCATATTCACCTTACCTACCTTTTTTGCTTCAAAGTTTAAAATTTTTTTTATCATTTAATCACCTCATAAAGTTAATAAATAAATGTAGCAGTATAAAACTATAATTGTAGTATATACTGCTACCACTAAGTACATTATGTTAACTCTTTAAAAGTGTTAATTGCTTTAGAAGGAGATAGTATTTCTTGTACTTTTTCAATACCATCTCTATAAGTTACAAGTTTATAAAGAAATAAATCTAAATCAAAATATAATCTAGCGACTCCTCCTTCTATACTTTTCATGTCCATTTCTGGAATATATTTATCTTCTATCATTTTCAGCCT